CTGGGACTCCTATTCCCACCACGCACGGTTACACGATTTATGACAAAAATAAAGTTCGATCCCTCGCCCCAAAGAGCTCAATGCAAGGCATTTACCTTGGTCACCCCGAATTTGCACAAATAAACTGTCATGGTATTTATCTTCGTAAAGAGGACTTTGATGCTATCAAGATAAAACTCCTCGCTGAAATCCTTGGTGCAGATCCTAAGACTTCTATTAGGCAAGCCATGAAGACTCCCGTTAACCCGTTGGCTGGTATGTCCACTATGACCACCGCTGGAGCTGCTGGGGGAACCTCTACTCTTGGAGTTAACAACATTTCCCCAATAGATACCCAAATCGTTAGAGACAACCCCACTGCTACGCTCGCAATGGGCGGTAATGCTATCGAACTCACCCAAGCCCCTGCTGAGCCTGGCATTCTCACCGGACCTCCTCCTGAGCTCATTGCTCTTTCGGGACCTCGCGTCATTTATGAGGACCTCGTACATCGTAACCCTTACAATGTCACCACCGGCGTTATTGACACGAGTATGGCAAAGAACACCATTTTATTCGAAATCCCTTACGGAACCGGCCTTGGACCCGAACTTAGCCAATACATCCAAGCACACGGCATTTGTGCCGGCTCGTTTGATTACACGTTCACCTTCCATTGCAACTTTGCAAGTTCAGCTGCCGTTATGGTCGGTTGGTTACCCAGGAAAATCGTAAACCCCACGATCAACGATCTCAATCCTTACGGACCCACCACCTTCGCTCTGAATGAATACACCACCAAATGCATTACTATGCACGACAGGAGAATGGGCGATTTCTGGCGCGAAACTCATGACTTGTTCAATCCCACACCCGAAGAGCTCGACGCTAGGCCTCGACTTGTTGGCATCATTGCCGCAGCTCTTACATCCTTCACTGGAGAACAAGGTCCTACCATTCAGTATGACGTTTGGAGCAAAGCGAACGCAAATTTCCTTGTAAACAACTTCGTAGGATTCCAAAGCTCTTCTGTTGGAGGAGAACTTAGACTTAAAGACTACATGAACGGCGTGCAGGCTATCTCCACTGACTCAAAAAGACATCCCCTCCCCTCGAGTACCTTTAAAGGAGCCTTCTTTCCAAGTTGTGGCTTTGTCGAAATGGC